AGTATCAGTTGCCTGGTTCCAATCGCTTTGTACCTGTGCAGCCGGTATCGTAGGCTTATTCTTAATGAAATCCTTTGCAGTATCAGTTGCCTGGTTCCAGTCGCTCTGTACCTGTGGCAACACCTCATCCTTATGCCAAAAACTATCCCACGTATCCCAATACTGCGCCTGGGTTGGTTTTAAACGAGTTCTAAACCAGTTCTTAATCTGTGCTAAACTTACCTTTGCCATCTTTTTTATATTTACTATTTATTCATTTACTATTTACTATTTCCGGTCGCCACAATCGAAGCATCAAATCGTAAATAGTAAATTGTCAAATTGTCAATCAAACAATAGGGCATGCTACCAAATTTTCCCGATACGCTTCCTTTCCAGCCACCGTCACCGCATCAATATCAAGCCCAAACTCAAGCCCTTCCACATAATTTTTAAAACTGCCTAGCCGTATATTAAACGCCGATTGCTGCAAATTAGCTAACTGTCCCAATGTTATAGCCGGATAGGTAGTTCCGTTGTTAGCAAACTCATTTCTTCCGTTGTAGGTCTTAGGGTAGCCGGTTGCCGGCTCACCATTAACTGTTTTCTTCACAATCAGCGTCAAGCTGCGCTCAAATCCCGTATTAGCCATATCAATATCAGTTAATTATTCCATAATCGTAAAATTCATCGGTCACCGGATCGACCACCAAATAATCAAGGTAGTACGATGCGCCAGTCTGTGTATATATCCCTACACCAGTTTCTCCACGTTGGTTCCCGGCTTCAATTGACAAATAAAATGATCCCGCTTCAAAATGCGAGCCGCCTGGCGCGATACCGTAAATCATTCCGGTAATGTTCAGTGTCGAGTGTACAGGCCTCGATGCAGTTGCAACCAGTCCAAAGTTCGATCCCTCTAAATCGTAGGAAAAACCTATTGTCACAACTCTATCAATCTCGCACACGTAGTCAACAAACTCAACCGTAGTCGCTTCATCATAATTCTCGCACGTCCAATTAGCAAACTCGCAGGCAAATTCAATCTCCGAACTCTCAAAAACATACGATTTACCGGCCAACTTATAGCTATCTATAAGTTTCCTGATACGCGCTTCATCAACCAATCCCTGCACCGAAACTAAAAAATCTGTCGGTTTTCCGTCCAGTTCCCCAATAGTGGCAACAGTGCCAAATTCACGGCTGATATGATGCACAAGCGATATCACCGAAGCGTTCGCATTTGCCTTATACCTTGCATTTTCATACCAGGCTAAAAAAGCCGTGTGCATCGTAGCCAATGGCTTAACCAGCATTTTCAAAAGCTCAATAAGTACTGCCCGCCTCAAAAAGGTAGGTAACATCAATTGAACCAATTTTTCGTAATCAAATATCATAACCAGGTGTGTAGGTTACAGTTATTGCCAAACTCTTAAAAAATCCCGAGGGCGACTCAAAACTTCTTGTCGCGTTCAGCACTCCATTCAGTAAAACATTACCCAATTCTATATCAATAACTCCACTGGCCATCTGTATGGCATCTATCAGTTTAGTCCGGCTAAACGATCCGCCATACTTAATGCCATCCAGAAATGCCTCGATAGCCTCATTAACAGGCTTACCACTACTACCAAGCCTATCACCCTGTAAAGTCAGCAATTGCGGGTTATATACACATACCAGCTCAAGCGATATATTATCCGGAGGAAGAGATATAAATTCAAAGTGAGTCCCAGCCGCCCCAATCTGCTGCATATAGGCCGTAAATGCCGCCATTTCATCTTCTATAAGCGCCTCTTTAGCCGCCTTTGTCGAAAATACCTGGAGTGTGGTTACACCTTCCACCTCGCGCTGACGGATGGCCACAAACTTTACAATCCGCTTTGCTTCATCAATCACTGGGTAGCTGAATTTATAATTAGTATCAAAAGCCAGCCAGTCACCCAGCTGAAAACTAAGAGCCTTGTTATAATACCAGGAAATTGAGTATGGATATTCAGAAGCAATCTGGCTTTCAAGTTCAGTCTCTTTTTGCGATACTATTACCTCCAGCAACCAGATGGCCGTCGCAACAATATAAATGATGATCGACTCAAGCGAAACCTTGCTAAACTGATCATCAAACAACTTCGTTTCATCAAGCCCGTAAGCCTCCTGAAGAACCTCATTCGCCACAAAGTCCGCTTTAATTCCCTGGTTAATTTGATCCAATGTCCGCATAATGTTCTTATAAAGCCCCTCCCAAACCCTCCCCGAAATGGAGGGCTTAAAAAGCGGCACCGTTGTCAATAAATTATTACTCTCATTTCTTCATTCTTTAAGCCTCCCCTTGTGGGGGAGGTTTGGAGGGGGCTTATCGTTAAGTCACAATATTATCAACCTCCACTGCCATGTAGTCAATCCCGTCATCAGTAAATTTACCGCCACCGCCACCATCTCCAGCAAAAATGCCGGTGGCAGGCATTAAACCACGTGTTTTATAAAAATCAACAACTGGCATATTTTTAACCGCCGGTATTTTCAGCAATTGTCCAGGCTCCAGCGTCGCAGTAATTTCCAAGCCATTCAAATCAGCAAGGTCAAAAACAGCCTCTATACTGCCACATTCCTGGATAGAAATGTCAAACAACGATTGATTAAATGAAACCCTGACATACCCATTCATCGAATTATCCCGTTTTTGCCGTTTAAATACCGTTTAAATTACAACCAATCCCCAAAGGCGGCTAATTATACCTTTGTTATTCGTAGCGGCCAAATAAGCCGCTGTATCAATTCAATTACTTTTGCTCAAAAACGGTATTTCAATTACCTTTTTTTTGTTCAGCCAATACACAACACCAGCCACAACCAATAGTGCAATCCCAATAATAAGATTCCACGGCGTTGCCGGTTTCGATTTTTCTGTCGATTTGTTTTCAATGCTGGTATTATTGTTTGTCCTGGCATTCGTATCAAGTTGCTTTTCGTTGCTTGAGTTAGTTTTGCCTTTATCAACCTCTCGTTTTTTTGTTGAAGTGGTAGTAATTGATTTAATAGCTCCTTTCTTATCACCCGATTGAGCTTGTGGAACGTTTTTAGCATCGTTTACCTCCGGTGTTTTAGTATCGTTTGCCTGCGGTGTTCGATCTCCTGTCATCGGTATTTCATCAGGCGGATAATACTCAATTTCTATTTTTGTAGTCTCCAGATCAGAAGCATAATCGTTTTGAATATTGGTATTACCGAGTTCTTTAAGCTTCTGGTTTAATTCGGTATTATTCGACTGTTTTAACGAAGTGTCAGTCATTTTCTTGGTCGTTTTGCAGCCGGTAAGTATTACCAGGGCAATCACTAAAATTCTAAGCAACTTTTCCATTTATTTCATCTTTAATTTGTTCAACAATTTTTTCCAAATTATCATGAGTGATCTTGTCAAGCATCTTCAATATTTTATTGCTGGCACATGTCAATTTATTCACCTCTTTTCGCAGTTCATCAACCTGTTTAGCAACTTCTGTGTATCGTTGAGCAATTTCAGAATACTTGCAGCCCGATTGCTGGAGTTCCTCTTTCAACTGAACCGCCATTTCGCGCCAAATTTTTATCGCTTTATCAACATTGTCCAATTCAGTCGATTCCGCACTAGCCTTTGCGCCTTCAGCTTCAGCATTTGCTTTATTCTTCAGTGCTTTCACTGTAAAAAACTGGAAAAGCATACCACCGCCCAGCAGGGCGTTCATTGCGATTGATAGTGTGCTAAATAAATCCATGACTATTTTATTACTTGTTTAGCCACTGCCAGGTATTTCTGTCGATCAGCGAGGCCATTTGTGCCGCCGTTGATCTTTCGGGTAACCCCAATCACATCATCCACATCAGCCAGTTGGTTGATGTTTTTGCTTTGCCAGTAAAATGCTGCTGATCGCACTGCATAGTCAGGAATAGCCAGAACCGAAGGATCAGTCAATAACCGTTCATCACCAAAAAGATGAATCGATACTGCACGGTAATTCACCCTGCCGGTTGTTTGAAAAATGCCACGACCTTTAAATTTCACACCGTCGCCCTGGATAATATTGCCCAGGTCTTTTCTACCTTCATAAGCCGCGCCTGATGCTAATTCAGTTAAAAACTGAAACGATCCGGTCTCATGTGCACCCTGCGATATAAAATGCTGAAGCCGCAACGGCGTTGTAATACCGTATAGCGGTAAATACTTGTTTAACGGATCAATAAAAGCCTGAAGCTTCATGGTCGATTGCGTAGGACAGATTGCCTTGAGTTGTAAAATAGTTAGGTTCATTGTTCTGTTGTATTTATAGTTAATGATATCCGTTGTTTATAATTCTGGTAATTGATTCCTGCCCTGGTTAAATGCTGCCTGATCCGCTGATCAATTTCGCTCTGACTAAATTTGCCGCGCATAAACCTGGTGAGCCCGGCACCAATCAGAGGATCTTCTTTCAATTCGCCCTGCTGCATTTTCAGCGCTATGGCTGCACACTGATCGGTAGTATCGCCAATCACCAGTCCACCGGTTATCAAGCCGTTCCCGGAACGCCTTACGTTCACCAGCAATCCAAAATCATTATCAGTCAATATTCCTATCATCACTAAATATTTACTATTTACCGTCATCCCGAACTTGTTTCGGGATCTCAATCCTTTAATATTTGCTTCATCCTCGTTTTAATGGCTTCAAGTGCCGGTACATTTGGCGACGTTCCCTGAACCACAACTATTTTTTGAATTTCAGAAATCAAATCCGACAATGCTGTTACTAAATTCTCAGATCCGCGCTCAATCACGCAACCATCTTCTTTCACAGCCAACTTAGTTTCACCTGCATTTAGGTAAATTTCTTCAGCTTCATCGGCAAACAGCAAAAAGGCCGTAGCTTCGTCACCTTCCACAATGGCAATCAGGCAATCAGTGCCAACTACAGGCTTAACCGCCGTTGTGCCAACTCCCAGCAAAACATCAAAGAACTCCAATCCATCACCATCCACCGCCGTCATTGTTTGCGCATCCCAGTCAACTTCAGTCGCCGAAACCCAACGCAAAGTGGCTTTCATGCTTCCGTTTAAATGGCCTTTAAACAGCTGGCTAAACCGGTCCAATTCGTTTTTAAGTGTCATAATGCTTTCAATCCTAGTTTGCAAACCTGTCTGTATCCTTGTGGAGCAAAAGTTTTCGTTACCGCATCGATGTAGTAAACCCCTTTTCTTTCAGGGTATAGTTCACTTTTCAAATCAACTCGGTAACCATGCTGCACGCGGGGAATTCCAAAGAGAGTCAAATCACCGTCCAGCCCTGGTTGTTTCGATAAATCATACAGGCGCTGCGCTTCTTTCCTCATTTCTTCCTCACTCATGTCAATGCCTGCTATTTCCCGTACAATTCGTCGCCCTCCCGGATTGTCGCCAACCTCTACATGGCGCTTTGTTCCTTTCTTCCTGATCAAAGTCATTATCACCAATGTCTTTTCAATCTCACGTTGTTTCAGGCTTTCGGCTGCCGTGCGTTCAATCAGTATTTTAATAGGCTCCACATCGCTTTTACTCGTGCCGAAAGCGTGTAACTCTTTGCCTTCAAACCAGCAATAAATACCTTGCTTTTGTAGTACATCCATTATCTCCCCAGCCGTCATTTTCGAAAACCGTACATTGCCAATCCTCAAATCATCGCAAACAATAGTATATCCTGGAGCAATCTCGTTTAACAATTGTTTCAGGGTACAATTCTGTTTGCTTATGCTTAAAGTCAATCGCTTCAGTTTGTACATTTCGTCCTCGCAGGTAATTACCAAAGGAATCCCGGTTGGAGCCTTTTTAATGTATCCCTGGAACTCGAGCGACAAATTACCATCGTAGCCTAACCATATTTCAACCGGATCTCCTTCCCGGAACCATTCACTTACTTTCATCCGGTCAAAGTCTTTTACATTACGCGGTATGGTTATTTCAGCGGTATCTGTCAAACTTCTCCAGCTGCTTTCAATCTTGCATTCGCTAAACCTACGGATCAGGAACCCCTGGCGGCCTTCATTCGCCGGGAATCTAATTTCACCATATAAAGCGTAAGTACTCATGCCGTTTCAGTTAATAAAAAATCACCATCACTCACAGCCTCAATGCTGTATTGCATCATATTTGGTTTACCCTGAACAGGCGAAAACTTCAGGCTTTCGGTAACTATTCTTGATATATGGCGCTGTTCAAACAACTGGCCTACAACTTCAATGCTCCCGGCAATTTCGTGAAACAATTGTATGGCTTCCATTTGCTCCCAAACCGTTTGTTGCGTAAACGGATTCAAGTTATCCGGGAGGATTATCCCGGAAATCGAAATACTCCAGTCATCCATGCCATAAATCTCTTTAACCGAACCAATACCTCCGGTTGTGGGCGTTTTGGTAACCACTTTAGGGCGCGAAAATTCGACCAACGTAGCCAATGGCATTAACAATTCTCTCATTTCAACATCCTGTAGGGTTCCACGGTAATCCCATACTTTATAAGCTGCGCCTTTTAATATAAAAGTGCCGAATGTTTTTTGGCCAAACCGTACCGGGGCGTTATCATAGTCAACATCCCGGTTCAAAACTTCCACACCACTAAAAGCCTGTGCCAATCCATTTGGCGACGTTCCTTCCTTCACATCGGTATAGGGAGGGGCTTTATAAGTCCGTTCCAGGAACCACGGCATATAAACCGGCGATTCAACGCCAAACACATCGCTCAGCAGCCTACTTACATAGCCAGTGTCGATTGGTGGCCGTTGATCTAATATGCTTGGTGTATATTCCGTCATAATAATCCTTAATCTTTAATCCTTAATTTTCAATATCTCATTCAAAGCTTTTTAAGCCCTCTCCTTCGGGGAGGGTTTGGGTGGGGCTTCTCATGACATTGCGACCATTCCGTCGCTCAGTTTATCGTTAATAACTCTTACAACTTTTTCAGCAATGGCCTCAAAATCTGCCTTGTTAGAGTCACTGCTAATGTTAAAATATTGCTTAATGTCTATCCGCTGGTTGATATTCTTTATTCCGGAGGATGATCCTGAACCATTCAGTTCAGCGGCTGGTGTGCCTGTCTTTTTCGGATCAAGGTCTCCCGGCTTGATTTTTGGCGAAGGGTTTGGCCGTAACGGAATCTTGGTGCTATTATCATCAGGAAACATTTGAAAGGTAGCTGCCTTAAAAACAAATACACCTTGATTACCACTGTTGGCATAAGGCACTCCAAAATCAGTCTCTGTTTTCGGTCGTTTATCTGGGTGTGCATTATAAAAGTCCTCCATTCCTTCTTGTCTGCCTTTCCCAAATGCTTCACCAATTTCCCTACCATAGTTGGTCGCCGCTTCTCCTATTTTTTTAAACCCGGCTGAAAAAGAATAGTTAGAGTCAAACCAACTGAGTGGATCAAAAACACCTCTCAATATGATTAAAATACCTTCACCTATCTCCTTTATAAACTTCCATACACCACCAAAAACAGTTTTTACGGCATCCCACAAGCCCCACAAAAAGCCCCTGAAGGTTGCTGAAGTATTGTAAAAATAGGTGCCTAAAGCAACCAATCCGGCTATAGCGGCCATAATCCAGCCAAAGAAAGGAATGCTGTAAACAGTCATACTCATTGCCTTTGCTGCCGTACCAATCATTCCAAATCCACCAGAAATCAACATACTTCCCGTAGTGAAAATTTTACCAATCACCGGCATGGTTTTAAGGGTATCAAACAGCAGAACAACGCCAGTCCTGGCGTTTGAAAAGTTCGCAAATACCATTACCGTTCCTGCCAGTCCGTCAACAAATGGGGTAATTGAAGAGGTGAAACCAAACATGCCGATCTTAATATCATTAAACCAGGCTTTCCAACGATTCATTTTCTCGTTATAACTATCCATCACAATGGCTGCCTGTTCTGTTGCTTTATTAGTTCCTGTAATTTTACGCTGAAGCGTATCCTGGTAATCAGCCGACCGAAGCAATATTTCAGCGGCTGCCGAATTCTCAACACCAAAAATTTGCGCCATGATGGTCGAATCACCCTGGGCTTTCTTCAGCTCACGCAAACGTGTGGTAAATGGCAATGTTTTGTCCGAAACAATGTCGTAGTTAACGCCCAATGCCTTCAGCTTTTCAGCCGCTTCTTTAGGTACTACATCAATACCGGCCATTTTACCCAGCACATTGCGCAACGCGGTACCGGCTTCAGCGCCATATTTACCACCCTGTGCCATAGCCTGTATAGCTGCATTTACTTCAATAAAGCTCACTTTGCTACTCAATGCCTGAACGCCAGCCACTTTTAAAGCTTCCGAAATGGGACTAATTTCGGCAGCGCCTTCGTATGCACCGGCAGCCATAACGTTCATCATGGTTGTCATTTCCTGGGCTGCTTTCATCGGATCACTCAGGTCAACCCCAAACTGAAGCATCGACGTGGTTAGCGCATCCATCGCACCAACCGCATCGTTTTTCATTCCCTTGCTGAGAGTGGCAATGTCGCGACCCATCAAATCAAGTGCATCCTGATTTTTTGCGATATCAGGTCCAAAACGCGAAAGAACACCTTTGTAACTCTCAAGCATGGCCGAGGCATCACCGCCAAAAATTTTGGCGGTGGCACGGCCTTTATCTCCAAGCTCATCAAGCGCGTCACCGGAAACCCCGGTCAAGGCTTCTAAATCTTTTAGCTGCGCATTAAATGTTGCGCCTGGAGCATTGAGTTTGTCAAATTCATTCGCAATATTCTGAACGGCATCGTTGATCGCGAACAGATCAATTGCCGACATTCCTTTTAGCTTCTTACCGCTTTCTTCAGCTTTATCGCCAATGGCATCAACCCCTTTTGCAGCCTTTTCGCTCGAGCTGATTACGTCCTTCATAGGTCCCGTAATCTTATCTACAAGTTCAAGTATCCATTGAGTTGTTGTTGACATTGCTTAAAACCTCCGAAATGGCAGCTATAAAAGCCGTTTTAATGTTTAAATGATTGAGTTTGTTGATGTGCAGGTATTCTGCGTAGAGCTTACACCACTTTTTATCATCCAGCGAGTCTGGATCAATGCCATATTCTTTTCTGATTATAGCATCCGCCTCCTGGATAAAGTCGTTTTCACCGATTCTATTGCGCTCTACGCTTTTGATAAAAAACTTTGCGCCGGAGAAATCATCTGGCGCAGTTGCGAAACAACACCCATGTAAACAATACCATCCTCCAACGCTTCCATATCACCGCCAACAATCAGGTTCTTAGCGGCCTTTTCTGCAAATTCATCAATCTTTTTAGCTTCAGCCAATGGAAGCAACATCTTAATTAACCCACGATCCGGACGCTTAATAAGGAACTGGTATTGTTCACCTTCCTCTATCACTTTTCCCGAATATTTACTAAATAGTTCAGCAGCAATAGCGCCTTTCTCTTTGTCATCACGCAATAGGGTCAGTTCATTCAGTGGTTTTAACCGATCTTCAAGGCTTAGTTCATTGTTAACTATTGTCGCAAAGTCAATTCCAAGCTGTTTAAACAGAACCCGATCACTGAACGCCATGTCATCAATGTCATAAACCGGCGATTCCACCACCACGGTAATCAGCTTTATTCGGCCATACTTCACCTTCAGATCATTGATCAATTCAGGTGTAATGCTTGCACTAACGATGGCTGGCCCGGCCATCAGGTAAACGGCGTTATCTTTCAAAAACGCACCGGCTGCCACCGGATCGGCCTGTACAGTTGCCGAAATAATACTCACACACAATAGGATTAAGCATCCCATCAAAACACGAAAAGAAAATTTCATAATTGTAATTTTTAGATTATTGAAAAATTGAAACTTTGAACTTTGGAATAAAGGCCGCCATGTACATGCGTACATGGCTTTTGGCGGCCTTTGTCGGAGGAGGCTCCATATACATCAGCATGAATCCTCTCCGGAGCATATTCTGGTTTTGAATAGTAAATCGTAAATAATTAAATCGTAAATGGCTACACGTTCCACCAAATATGGCTCACCACCAAATCAAATTTGGTTGCGATCGATTTGTCATTTTGCTTCACATCAACGCCATTGCCTTTGAATTCGCAATTGTGAATAATGTCTTTTTTCTTAAAGCCATTGTATTCATATTCAACCACGATCGGAAAAGGAGCAATTGAGTCAAGACCCATCGTTGGAGGCAACGAATTCTGAAGCGCGTTTACCTCCTCCTTCAATATGGTGATCGAAGCCTTTGCCGCGTAGTTTCCTTCACCACGTCCAACCGGGAACTTTCCGGCTCCATACACGTTTTCCTTCTCAACCGAATCATCGTAAGCAATGGCCGTGATAGCTTCAACATCGCGACCCAGCATGTTTAAGGTGACAGAATTCCATCCTGCCATCTTACCAAACTTGTTAATTAAACTACTTGCTGTTGCCATGTCGTTACAGATTATTTATTAAACCTAAGTCAACGCTGAATTCATGCACAATTCGTCCAACAACCAACTTGCATTTAACTTCAAGCGGCGTTTCTTCGCTAATGGCCTGAGCCGGGTTAATGTACACGTCCTTACCTTCAATATTGCCAGCCGAAACCATTGCGTTCAGAGCGGCGTTAACCGAACTCTCACAACCTGCAATCCAGGTACTTTTAAGGTAGCCGGTTGCCGGATCGGTAGGTACTTTCGAGCGTATGCGTGGTATCAGCGTATTCCGGATAATCCGAGCTGCTTTGTTCCAGATGCAGTTAAAATTGAAATAAGCATAGTCGCTGTTTTTACTCACAGCCGTTGGGCAACCATTCCAGTAAAAGCCCGGATAATTGGCAAACGATCCGACATACATCCAGCCTTTAGCGGTCAGTGACTTTTGTTCAGCTTCGGTTAAGGTTTCAAAGCCGGTACCGTCGCTTAATGCAGCCGAAAGCCAGCGTCCCAATGCTTCATCAGTCAGCGAGTAGTTTTCTTCACCTCTGCGCGTGCGTGGTTTTTCTTCAATATCGACAGAGCCGATATCTTCATGAATTTTACGCACGGCAATCGAGCCTAAAGCAGTACCAATAGCGGCGCGTTTTACGTATCCAGCATTCAATTCAGCCACGGAAGGATCTTGTCCAACCACATAGCCAATGTTTGGGGCTGTAACAGTGCGTAAGTCAGGATAATCCGAAACCTCAATAGCTACAGCAGCGCCTACACCTTCAACGATAATACCGTCGATGTACAGGTATTCGGCCATGAACGATGTTACCAGGCTTTGCAAGGCCACAGCATCAACCAAAGCCGATGCAACTGGTGTAGCCAGTCCCGAAATGCCTAATACATTGATGCCTTTAATGCCGCGAATAGCAGCTTTCAGATCAGCATCGGCAACCAGGGCCGCTACAGTCTTGGTCTTATCCACCGGAATCAACCAGAAAGTGAATTCCGGGGCCAGCCTGAACATTTCCGATAGGTGATAATACAGCAATTCGCTGTTGGTATCATCGGTAGAGGCTGTAATTCCAAGTTTCTCCACTGCATTGATATCCAGCAATTCTTTGGCTGTATTGTAAGCAAGGTCACCCACCTGAGTCATCCCGGCAATCAGGCAAATAACACGGTCAGTCCCGGATGTACGTCCAAGTCCGCCGTTCATTTTATTTACTTTTGTTCCCTGGAAACTCATTACGCTTCAGTTTTGAGTTCTTTCAACTTCTTATCAGCAGCATCAATAACCGATTTGCGCTTTTTGCCTGCATTTTCAGCGTTCAATAAAGCATCAACAACCATTACATCGGTAGCCGATTCAATTTCTGCGATCAGTTCTTTTATCGATTTATCTTTACTTGCTGACTCTATTTCATCACGCGTAAAACGGGCAATTGCCAGTTCTTTACCCGAAGTATTACGCTTCGAGTGATTCTTAACAGCATTCTCACCTTCATCGGTAATAAATGCCATTCCATCGCTTGTAACAGCAACCTTTTCAGCTTTAGGGTAGCGTCCAAAAATATCGGAAGCTACAGCCTTCAATTCTTCCTTATTAAGTGTCTTCATCGTCGATTTTTTTACACTCTTCCAAAGTTTTACAAGTATTATAAAGACTTTGGAAGAGTTGTAGGTTAAATAACTATTCAGCAATACCGCTTACAATCGCGCCCATGCCGTATTCTTCAATCCGGTCAATCAACCCGTAAGTCTGTAATCTGAATATTGAAGTTGGATCAGCCGATTTTGTATCCTGAGTTTCAGGGCTGTAAAGAATCTTCACAGCTTCGATGTGGTAAACCGTATTTTTTGCGTAGAAAAACATCGAGGCTACACGGTCGGTAGATCCTAAAGCCGCTCCTTTAGCCAGTTTAGCGCCTGCTGAACTGTAAGCCAAAACAGCATTATTGCCCCAGAAATTGAAACCCATGATTGATTTTACTTTGCCGGTCGTAGCATCAAAAAAGATGTTTTTATCAGCGAAGTATTTGGCCGAGTCACGATCCAAAATCAAATCTGTTTCATGCTCAGGTGCCAGTATCATGTTCAGGGCAGTCATATCCGGAAGGTTCAGCTTCTTGATCAACTCAAGATACTTAACCACGTCCGAAAATTGCATTCTCAAACGTCCGGTTCCGTCAGTAGCGCCGGTAGTCCTCATTACCGGCATATCTGCGCTCGAAGCGTTGGCAGGTGCAAGTTTCCAGAGTACATGATCGCGGATACCCATTTTTAAAGCTTCCATATGTTTTACTCTCACAACTGACCGTTTGTCAAAATTCAAATAACGAATTTCAGCGTCAGTAACCGAAGTCGGTTCAGTATCGTACTTTTCCCATTCCACGAAGGTTTTCTTACCTGCCA